GTCTAGCAACCCCCTTGGGCAACCACTAATACTCACAACACAACGACAAAAGAGGTTTTGCTCAATGTGATGGAGCTAATTAGTGAACAAAGAAGAGTTAAAAAAGAAAGTAGTGAGTTCTGGGGACGCTATAATTACTTATAAAAGCCCGAACTCGAAAAAGACAAAGTACAATGTTTGTACAATGGATTTTTCTACTCCCTACATTCAAGAAAAAAGAAATAGAGCGAAAGAAAGTGATGATACTGTCCTAATGTTTTGTTGGGACACTGATTCTTTTCGCCTTATGAAAGCTGAAAATGTTACTTCAGTAGTACCCTTAGCCAACGTGCTGAGGAACGAATGATGGAAGCATATTCAAAAATTATAGTATCTGAACCTTACCGACAGGTTAGGCTCACTATTAACGAGTTCCGTGAAAAGGAATATCTACATTTGAGGGAATACTATCTCGACTTTGAAGAAGAGTGGAAACCCACAGATAAAGGTATTGCTATACCTCTCGAACTTGAGACCTCTAAAGAATTGTTTATAGCTTTTTCAGAAATTATTTCTCTCGCTGAAAGCAAAGAAGTGTTAGAGCATTTCTTCGGAGAAACAATTAGAGATTTATATCAAAAATAGTTCTTGACAAAATATCTGAAATCCCCTATAATATTCTTTTTAAATGTGAAAGGAAAAAATGAAAAAACTTCTGGATGCTGCTTCAAAAGCCTACTATGAAGGTAAGCCCTTTATGTCTGATACAGAATTTGATATTCTATGTGCAGAGTGCAATTACGAACCTGTCGGATATGTAGGAGACTTTGAGTTCACTCACTTGTTTCCTATGTATTCCCTACAGAAAGTATTTGTAGGTGAAGACGAGCATCCTCCCTACGACCACACGCCTGGAGCTACTATTGTTAGTCCCAAGCTTGATGGCGCTGCTGTATCTCTAGGATACTATGACGGAGAACTTATTGTTGCCCTTACACGGGGCGACGGTAAACGTGGCCGTGATATTACTGAAAAGATGCGAATGCTTGTGCCTGAAAAAATTGATCGTATGGGTGCAGTACAGATAACTGGAGAAGTTGTTGCTCCGGAGAGTATTCCGAATGCTCGGAACTACGCCTCTGGCGCTCTGAATCTAAAGTCTATGGACGAGTTTAACAGTAGAGAGATTCGTTTTGTAGCTTATGATATTCAGCCCGCAGTTTGTGAAACCTGGACAGAGGACTTATCAAATCTCGCTTCGGCTAATTTTGATACAGTTATTCAGTCAAACTGGTCGGGCTATCCACAGGATGGAGTAGTGTTTCGTGTGAACAATCGTGCGGAGTATGAAGGGCTGGGTTACACCTCCCACCATCCTCGTGGTGCTTTCGCACTAAAAGAACGTCCTGCAGGTGTTGTAACACAGCTGCTTGATGTTATTTGGCAAGTGGGTAAATCCGGCGTGGTTTCCCCTGTTGCCATTCTCGAACCAGTATTAATAGGTGAAGCTACTGTTGCTCGTGCTACATTACACAATATGAAGTACATCAACGAGCTAAACCTAGAAATTGGTTGCAATGTCGAAGTAATTCGATCTGGTGAAATAATACCAAGAGTCGTAAGACGAATAGAAGGAGAAGCGTGTGTTTGAAGATGATAACGAAGAGAATATCTTTGGTTGGGTCGGTTTAAAAGATAATGGAGACCATTACATCTCAGCGGTAGGCTTATATGACTATTTCTGGGCTTTAAAAGAAGACACTCGCAATAAAATTCTTGAAGGTTGGATTACTGCGATTGAGGCATACTTAGACCCTGACTTTGCAAAACAGGTTGTAAATGCAGAAGAAGGTATTATGTATGTTTCCGAAAGTATTGAATCGGTAGAAGATAAGCCTTTGGCTAATGTAATACCGTTTCCAAAACAATAATGAGTGGGGTTTATAACCTCACTTATTTTCAAAATCATCCTGAAGAGGCTGAAAAAGATGGAGTCCTCTACTGCGTTGTATTAGTCAATAAGAAGACTAATAAAAGAGAATGTTTGAAAGTTGGAATCGCCTCTGGCAGAAACTGGAAAGATGTTCTTCGACGTAGTAGGGGATTCAATCACTATGATGTTCGTATTCAGAGAACGTACCACAGCACTTTGTTTAATGTGTGGAAGCTAGAACAAGCTCTGCACGAAGAATACAAACAATACAAATACATTCCAACACAAACTTTTGGTGGATATACCGAGTGTTTCGAAATAAAGAAAGAAATTATTTTAGCTATACCCGCACAAAAATAGTTCTTGACTTTTTAACTCAAACCCCGTATAATATCTATTCAATCGTTGGAGAAAGGCTTTGAAAGAAATTATAGCACCTACACAATGTCCGAGCTGTGGCTTTACCCTTGAGTGGGAGAATGACCAGTTGTACTGCTATAATGATAATTGTGAGTCTAAAACTTACAAATTAATCGAGCATTTCGCCACCACATTGAAAATTAAGGGCATGGGGCCATCAACTATTCAAAAGCTCAGGATAACTACAATTCCTCAAATATACGAACTGAGCTTAGGTGAGATGGTAGAATCCCTTAACTCCGAAAAACTCGCTACAAAACTATTTGATGAAATTCAGGACTCTAAGAAAGCTAGTCTTTCTGAAGTATTGCCTGCTTTCTCTATTCCACTAATCGGAAAGTCAGCATCAGGTAAGTTATGTGCAGTAATCAGCTCAATCTATGACTTAAATGAAGCGGTTTGTACTACGGCGGGGCTTGGACCCAAAGCAAGCAAAAATTTGCTAGACTGGTACAGCTCCAAATTCCTCCGCGAGTACAAATGGCTACCTTTTTCGTTCGAGTCTAGAGAAGTTACTTCTGTTATTAGTCCGAAGGGCGTAGTCTGTATCAGTGGCAAACTGAAATCCTTCAAAACAAAAGCAGAAGCTGAAAAAGCTCTCACTAGCAGAGGTTATCTTGTAAAGTCTTCCGTGACTAAAGAAGTAACTCATCTTGTTAATGAGAGCGGTCTGGAAAGTTCCAAGACTAAAAAGGCTAGAGAAAGTGGAATCTCTATTATCGAAAATCTAAATCAATTTATAGGAAATTAATTTTATGGCAATTCCAAAGTGGACTGATGAGCGCACTGCCGCTCTCACAGATTTCGTAGGCACTGAGTCTCCGATTTCATATTCAACGGTTGTAGAAGCGGCTGACCAGCTCGAAACTTCTCCCCGTTCTGTAGCTTCAAAGCTGCGCAAGATGGGTCATGAAGTAGAGTCTTCTGCTTCTGTAACTACTCGCGCTTTTAGCGAAGCACAAGAAAACACTCTTCGCTCTTTTGTAGTAGACAATGCAGGTGTTTACACCTACGGTCAGATTGCAGAAGCTTTCGAAGACGGTGAGTTTTCTTCTAAGCAAATCCAAGGCAAGCTGTTGTCAATGCAATTGACTGAGCATGTCAAGCCTGCTCCTAAAGTAGAGGCTGTACGAACTTTTTCTGAGGAAGAAGAAGCACAGTTTGTCTCTTTGGCAGGCGAAGGCGCATTCCTGGAAGATATTGCAGAAGCTCTCGGGCGTACTGTAAATCAAGTTCGAGGAAAAGCGTTGTCACTTTTACGTCAAGGCTCTATCGATGCTATCCCAGCACAGAAGGAAAGCAAGGCTGCAAGCCGAGTCGATCCTCTAGAAGGTGTTGATGTAGCTGCTCTGACTGTAGAAGAGATTGCAGACCAAATCGGTAAAACTGCTAGAGGTGTTAAAACGATGTTGACTCGTCGTGGATTGACTGCCTCTAACTATGACGGTGCGGCCAAAGCAGCTAAAGCTGCAGGCTAATCCTTAGTTCCCCCTGGCTGGGGCGGGGCTTCGGCTCCGCTCTGGCTTTTTATCGCTAAAAATATCCTATGGAGAAAGTAATTGAATCTGGCATCAACCCTACTCAAGACTATTATCGCAGAAAGCGATATAGAAACTTGGTCTAATTGCCAGAAAAACTATTTTCCGTCTGAGTATGAGAGTGTCTGGACATATATTGATAAATTTGTTCAAGAATACAATCGACTTCCCACCTTCGACGATATCAAGCTAGAAGCTAGAGACTCGTCTGTTCGTAATAAACTAATGTCTTTAGAAAAAATCGAAGACTTAGAGATAGAAGCGAACAATTTACTAGAATACTTAAAAAACGAATACGTTCAGATAGAAATAATGGACGGCCTAGAAAAATTTCTTACAAATACTATAGCCACAGAAGCTGCTGAGGAGAATTTACAGTATTTGCAAGAAATGGTTTTAGATATTGAACAAAAAGTAGACCTTAAACCTGTAGATGAAAATATGCAAAAAATGCCGTTATTTGAACCTAAAGAATCCTTAGAGAACTATATATCTTTAGGGCTGCATCATGAGTTTGATAGACTTCAAACTTTTGGGCCTAAACAGTATATTGCTATAGGCGCTCCTAAAGGTAAGGGTAAATCTTTCACTTGTGCTAATCTAGCAGTCAATACTTACGAGAGTGGTAATTCTGTCATGTATTTCACCATAGAAATGACCGGCAGAGAAATACTACAGAGGTGCTGTTCTATTGCGACGGGAGTCCCTCAAGAAGCTCTTAGAAAAAGAAATCTTTCTATAGGTGAATGGAAATCTGTAGCTGAATGGTGGAGTAAAAGATACGAGGATGGAGAGCGAGTATTTCAAAAATACTTACAAACTAGAGACTTCGATGCTTTTCACCTAGATTTATCTCGCTACCCTTTGAGAGAGACTCAACTAGATATTATATATAGTCCTTCTCTTACTTTGGGTAATATTAGAGCAGAGCTTGATAAAAAGATTAACCGACTAAAACCTAAAATGGTAATAGTCGATTACATTAATCAAGTTAAGAGAAGCGCTAACTTTAATCCTCGTATGGGTCAATATGATTGGACTGAGCAAATAGAAGTAAGTAAAGCTCTAAAAGAGTATGCTCAAGCATATGATGTACTTATGGTAAGTGCATATCAAATAGACAATACAGGAGAGGCGAGATTTTCAAAGGGCATCCTAGATTCTATGGATGCCGCTTATGTTTTAGATAACCATAATAAAGAAGGAAACATAATAAGTTTTAATTGTGCTAAAATGAGAAATGCGGAGGAACGTAGTTTTACTTCTCAGATGGACTGGACTAGCTTAAAGATTGGTCCTGAGCCTGGTCAAATACCTAAAGATGAAGATGAAGATATTGACGATTCTCCCACAGAATTTACGGGGTTATAATGAAAAAACTTTGGACTATTTGGACTTATGCTTTAGGAGGGTATTCTGACGATAAAACCGAGCCCTATGATAATTATATTACATTACTAAGAACTCTAATTGTAGGAGTAAATTTTATTACTTGTTTCTTTATTATGTCTGGCGTGGTGCATCACTGGTGAGTGCAGTAATTGATTTATTAGAAGAGAGAGGTATTTACTACCGTTTAGCTGGTCAGGATATTCTCATTAGATGTTTAAATCCT